TTTAGCAAACAAAGGTTCTCTTGCTCGTGAAATATTAGGAAGATTACAAAAAGCATATGAATATTTACCTCTTTGGCTACAACAAGGTATTGTAGTTTGGAACAAAGGTAATATAGAATTAGAAAACGGTTCTAAAATATATGCATATGCAACATCAGCTTCAGGTATCAGAGGTGGAACATACAACATGGTATTTTTAGATGAGTTTGCATTTGTACCACACAATATGGCACAAGACTTCTTTACATCAACATATCCTGTTATCTCATCTGGTAAAACAACAAAAGTAATTATTGTTTCTACACCAAATGGACTAAATCAATTCTATAAAATGTGGACTGATGCTATTGAAAAAAGGTCAACATATACTCCTATTGAAGTCCACTGGTCTATGGTACCAGGTAGAGATGACAAATGGAAAGAAGAAACAATACGAAATACTTCTGAAGAACAATTCAGACAAGAGTTTGAAACAGAATTTATAGGTTCATCAGCCACATTAGTAAGTGGTGTTAAATTAAGAAATCTTGCATTTTTTAATCCAGTAAAACAAGAAGAATTTTTAGACATATATGAAGAGCCTAAAAAAGGTCATGTATATGTCGCTACTGTTGATTGTTCAGAAGGAGTTGGACAAGATTATTCAACAATTAATATTATAGATGCAACACAAACACCATACAAACAAGTAGCAAAATATAGAAATAATAAGTTGCCTTTATTATTTTTTCCTACTGTTATATTTTCATTAGCAACAAGATATAATACAGCTCATGTTTTAATTGAAACTAATAATATTGGACAACAATGTGTAGATATTTTACATTACGAGTTAGAATATGAAAATATCTATAAATTAGACCACCATAGAATTAAAGGTCAAAGAATCTCTGGTGGCTACAAAAGAAACTCCCACTTTGGTATAAAAACAACTAAATCTGTGAAAAAAATTGGTTGTGCTAACTTAAAAACTCTAATTGAAAGTGATAAATTAGTTGTAAATGATTTTGATACAATCGCAGAATTAAATACATTTGTTAGAGTTAGAGATAGTTATGAAGCAGAAGAAGGAAATAATGACGATTTAGTGATGGGATTAGTCTTATTTGGTTGGTTGACAGCTCAAAGTTACTTTAAAGATGAAACAAATGTTGATATAAGAAAGATACTTTTAGCTCAAGAAAATATGTTAACAGATGAAGAATTAACACCAGTCGGCATAATAGATGATGGTAGAACAGAAGAAATTGACAATGATGGCAGAGATTTATGGTCAAAAGACGGTTATTCTTCAATTTTATAAATTAATAAATAGACAATAAAGAAAAATTATATTTAATTTGACCTCTTAATTTAAAAGGAGAAATCCATGGCATTTCAGTTATCACCAGGCGTAAATACAAGTGAGATTGACCTCACTACTATTGTGCCTTCAGTCGCCACTTCAATAGGTGGTTTTGCAGGTGTGTTCTCTTGGGGTCCAGTCGGTGAAGTAATTACTATATCTGATGAAGTTCAACTTGTGGAGAGATTTCACAAGCCAACAACATCAAACTATGAATACTGGTTCTCAGCTGCGAACTTTCTTGCATATTCAAATACATTAAAAGTAGTTAGGGCTGCAAATTTAACTTCAACACTAAATGCAACTTCAAACACAGGTGGTTCAGGTATCCATATTGCTAACGAAGATGATTATGATAGTAATCATTCAAGTGGTACAGTAGCAGACGGAGAATGGGCAGCTAAGTGGCCAGGTGCTTTAGGTAATAGTTTAAAAGTTTCTATGGCAGATGCAAATACATTCTCTGGATGGGCATATGCATCTAACTTCGATTCAACACCAGGCACATCAACATTTACATCAAATGCTGGTGGTGCTAATGACGAAATACACATTATCGTAATTGACGAAGATGGTTCTTTCACAGGAACACAAGGTGAAGTTTTAGAAAAATTTGCTTTTGTTTCAAAAGCTTCAGACGGAAAAGACGATAGTGGAAATTCTAGTTACTACAAAAATGTAGTTAATAATCAATCCCAATATATCTGGTGGTTATCACACGCAACAGGAAATACAAGTGCTGATTACGCTAACGCTAGTTCTACTTGGGGAACAACAGCTACAAATAAAGACTTTACATTAATGGCTGCTAACTCTACACTTTCACTTGTAAATGGTGCAGACGGTACAGTTACAACAGGTAATGTAATTACTGCTTATGATGAGTTTGACAATGCTGATTCAGTAGATGTTAACTTAATGATTTCAGGCCCAGCTGATGCAACAATAGCTACTGACTTGATTTCACAGGCAGGAACAAGAAAAGATTGTGTTGTATTCTTATCACCAGAAAAAGCTGACTGTGTAGACAACGCAGGTTCAGAAGCTACAGATGTTGTTGCATATAGAGATACTTTAACATCATCTTCTTATGCAGTAATAGACGGAAACTGGAAATATCAATACGACAAATACAATGATGTTTACAGATGGGTACCTTGTAACGGAGATGTTGCAGGACTATGTGCCAGAACAGACCAAGAAAGAGATCCTTGGTTCTCACCAGGTGGTTTAAATCGTGGTATTCTAAAGAATACAATTAAACTTGCTTGGAATCCAACAAAAACAAATAGAGATACACTTTACAAAAATGGTGTAAATCCGATTGTAACATTTGCTGGAGACGGTATTGTATTGTTTGGAGATAAAACAATGCAAAGTAAACCAAGTGCTTTTGATAGAATCAATGTTAGAAGATTGTTTATCATATTAGAGAAAGCAATCGCAAGAGCAGCTAGATTCTCACTCTTTGAATTCAATGATGTGTTCACAAGAAGTCAGTTTGTTTCACTTGTTGAACCATACTTAAGAGATATTCAAGGTCGTAGAGGTATCACAGACTTTAGAGTTGTTTGTGATGAAACTAACAATACAGGTCAGGTCATAGATTCTAACCGATTTGTTGGTGATATCTACATCAAACCTGCTCGTTCAATTAACTTTATTCAACTTAACTTTGTTGCAGTAAGAACAGGAGTAAGTTTTGACGAAGTTGTTGGAAAGTTCTAATAAATAAAAGTATAACAGGAGAAAATAAAAATGGCATTTAATGTAAACGAGTTTAGAAGTCAAATGGTTGGTGACGGTGCCCGTCCCAATCTGTTTGAAGTAACTATGCCTTTTCCTACTTTTTCTGATCCTGGAGATGCACAGAGAAAAACAACATTCATGTGCCGAACAGCGCAACTACCTGGCTCAACAGTCGGTGTAGTTCCTGTTCAATATTTTGGTCGTGAATTAAAATTTGCTGGTAACAGAGTATTTGCTGATTGGACAATCACAGTCATCAATGATGAAGATTTCGTAGTAAGAAATGCTTTTGAAAGATGGATGAATGGTCTGAACAGTCATAGTTTAAATGTTAGAAACCCAGCTGCTCTTGCTCCAGGCGGATATACAGTAGATGCTCAAGTAACACAGTTTGCAAAAGGCGGAGATAACATAAAGAGATATAACTTTATTGGTATGTTCCCGACTGACTTGACACCTATTGATGTAGATTGGGCTTCAAATGATGTTATTGAGGAGTTTTCAGTTTCTTTATCCTACCAATGGTGGGAATCGGTAGCTGATGGTGTTGTGTAACGGAGAAGGTAATTCTTCTCCTTTTATTAGGATGATAGATTTATGGCTATAAAACTTTTCGGATTCACTTTAGGTAAAAAAGATGTGGCTCAGGTGCAAAAACCTGAGCAACCATCTTTTGCACTTCCTACGGAGACAATGGATGACGGTGCCGTAACGGTAACGCAAAATGCATATTATGGAACTTATATTGATTTAGAAGGTTCTGTAAGAAATGAAATAGAATTAATCACTCGTTATAGAGAGATGGCAAATCACCCAGAGCTAGAACAAGCTGTTGATGATATTGTCAACGAATCAATTACACATGACGAGGCAGGTAAAATTTTAGATATTAATTTAGATAATCTAAAACAACCTGAAACAATTAAAAAGAGAATTAGAGAAGAATTTGACGGCATATTAAGTATGTTAAACTTCAATAATCTCGGTGATGATTTATTTAAGAGATGGTATATTGACGGAAGAATATATTATCATGTTGTAATAGATGAGAAAAATCCAAAACAAGGTATTAAAGAGTTAAGATTTATTGATCCTCGTAAGATTCGTAAAGTACGAGAAATCAAAAAATCAAAAGACCCAAAGACAGGTGCACCAGTAATAAATGCTATTGCAGAATATTATGTGTATAACGAAAAAGGAACAACTACACAAAGATATACAGCTAATGTTGGTCAAGGTATAAAAATAGCACCAGAGTCAATTATAAATGTAAACTCTGGTTTAATGGATGCTAAAAACACTTTTGTAATTTCATATTTACACAAAGCAATTAAACCATTAAATCAATTAAGAATGATTGAAGATGCTGTTGTAATTTATAGATTATCAAGAGCACCAGAAAGAAGAATATTTTACATAGATGTAGGTAACTTACCAAAAGGAAAAGCTGAACAATATCTTCGTGATGTTATGGTTAAGTATCGTAACAAAATGGTATATGATGCATCAACTGGTGAGTTAAGAGATGATAGAAAACATATGTCTATGTTAGAAGATTTTTGGTTACCAAGACGAGAAGGTGGTAAAGGAACAGAGATTACAACTTTA